GAGAAGGCAGCGAACGAAGCCAAGAATAAGGCCGCGCAAGATGAGTTGACCGCGAAAGAAACGCTGGCCAAGAAGAACGCTGAACTCGCTCAGAAGAAGCGCGAAGAGCAAGCAGCGTTGCAAGCTGAAGCCAACAAGGCAGCAGATACAATGAGGCAATTCAAGACTGGCGCGGAAAAAGAGAAAAGCTATTACGAGGCGGAAGCTGGAGGATTGGAGGAAGAGGCGGCGCGCATTGAAGGGTTGATTAGTTCTGGATATGAAGGGCAAATTCAAGGCAGGTCAATCGATGTTGGTCCGGGAGGAAAAACGAAAGCGCGGTTATCCGGCAAGATGATGTCACCGCAAGAAGCTGCCGAAGATATTGCAGAACGTATTAAACTCAATCAAACACGTCGCCAGCAATTGACTGACAGGATGGAGCTTGGCCCGGCTCGCGTTTCCTCATTGCAAAGCCAAGCAGACCGGGCAGGAGCAGATGCTGCCCGGCTGGAAGAATCTGCGAGGACCGGGATGGAAGAGGTCGGTGAAGGACGTGCCGCGTTCTCACAGAGAGTTACACACCAAGCCGCCATCTCTCAGTATCACAGCGCGACCCAAGAATGGCAGCAGGCGCACAAAGAGGGGAAAGCAGCACAGCGAGCAGAGGACAAAGAAATCTCAGCCGGTGAAGGGTTGTTGTCCAAGATGCCCGGCACCAGAGACGAGCGCGCAGTTTTCCAGATGGCAGCGGCAGCGATTGCCAACAGCCGGAGCGCAGCGGCAGAGCTTGCTAAGGCTGTTTTGGAGGATGGTCAAATCACCGTGCGCGAGATGCGATGGTTGTCGGCTGAAGTGAGGAAGCTGAAAGCTGCCAAGAAAATCGGTGGCGATGAGAGGGAGAACCCGTGAGAAAAGCGTTTCTCGAAATCAACGGAACATCAAAGCTGCCCGGCGATTGGGGCGTTGAACACGGCTCACTCGAATGCTCCTTCATGTCGCTTGGAGCGGACAGGATGAGTTTCACCGTCGTCAAGATCAAGCTGACTGACGCGCCTATTGCAGCAAGCGGTGATGCCGTGCGACTGCTCGCTTACGAGGTGGACGCGACCGGAAACCCGACTGGCGACCCGGAGATTTTGTTCGTCGGTGAGGTGTTGGATTACGCGCCGATGGACGGGACTTCGCAGGTGCGCGAGCGTTATGAGTGCGTCAATGCTTGGATGTTACTTGAGCGGACGACGTTTTACCAGAATTGGAGCAGCATCTCCACGAGCGCGGCGGGTTCGACGCTCGCCTGTCTATTCTTCAACACGACGACCATCATCGGCGACCCGGCACCCGGTTATCCCGGTGGCTACCCATACTTGCCCGGCACGAAGCTCATCAGCGTGGGGCGTCAGATTTACGATGCCATCTATTGGTTGCAAAGCGAATTGGGAGCGGGCATCCAACTCGGGCAGGCAGCTACAGCCGTCGAACCGACCGACCTCTACATCCCTTCCGTCCAGAAGCATGACATCAAGGTTTGGGAGGCGATTCGCATCGGTTTGGAGAAAGCGCCGGATGTCGTCAGCCGGTTCGATTACTCGACCGTTCCGCCCTCCATCTACTTCGAGCGCCGGGCGAACCTGCCCGCCGTCACACTGACGCTCGGCGAGGACATCAGCGCGGCTTCGCCGACTCCCCGCAACTCACTCGTCACCCCGGCTGTCCACCTGATGTTCGTGGCGAGCAATTCCGTGGATGGAAACATTGTTGGGTTGACCACGACGCACCAGTATTACCCCGCTTCCGCTTGGGACGCCGCCAAGATGCGGTTGAAATCCGAATACCTCCTTGCCGGGTCGCTGACGCAGACGGTGGTGATGTCTGGCTCATCCGTCACCACGCTGACTTCGGAATTCTACGGCATCGCCGTTGCGCCTACAGTCCTCGCTTGGTGGAAGGACTGCTGCCCGTCCTTGCGCGATGACATGAAGATTGACCAGAGCAACGCAACGGCAATCGACTTCCAAGATGTTGCTTTGAATCCGGAAGAGTATGATGCCGGGAAATACTACTCGCCCGGTTGGACGTGTCAGGAATTGAACACCGGAGCAATCACGCCTCCCGATATCCGCGAGCAGGTGAAGACCGGCTGGTATCGCGTGACGGAAGGGCAGGTGCCGCAGTGGCTCATCGACAACGGGACTTACGCCGTCAAGCGCGTGCGATTCTACGCTTGGATGGACATCGAGCAACGCAGCGGTGCGCTGGCGGGCCGGGCGTTCCATTTCGAGGCGACAATCACCACCTGCCCGCCCGGCAGCTACACCACCACGACGAGCGTCACGGCAGCGGAAGAAATTCCGGTGGGGCTGGCGCAGCAGGTCCAGCAGGCGCTCAGTCAGGTCTATTACGAGGGCGGGTTGGTCATCCGTGAGCAGTTCCCGACCGGGCAGGTGCGCGTGGGCAACGTCGTGAACCTTCTCGGAAGCAAGGGCGAGGCGACGTTCTCGACCATGCGGGCCATCGTCCAGAAAGTGACTGTCAACTATGACACCGGCATCACGTCCGTGGACTTCGGGCTTCCGCGCTGGCTTGGAGTCGCTGAGTTGGTGGATTTCTTCCGCATCTCCCGCACCCCGCTCAAGTGGGTGAACGCGGAGGCGATGGGCGACGGCACGAAAGCGTCCGGTGGCGGCGACATCAGTAGCAGCCAAGGCATAGGCAATGACAACCTCTCGCCGGGCGAGGCGAACGAATACAACCTTGTCATCCAGAGCAAGGAATCATCGCTCGACACGACGAAGATCACGGGCGTGGTGTTGCACGGCGGGACCGGCGCTGCGCCAAGCGCATCCGTAAATTGGAAGGGCAAGACCGTCGCCAAAGTGTCGGCAGGCAGCAACCGGGGCGTCATGAACCTTCTCGCCGCAGCGGAGGACGCGGATCCGGTCGAGAAAGTGCTGGTGCAAGCCTTGGAAGAGGGCGGCAGGTTGGTCTTGACCGGAAACGGTTCTGTAGAGATTGATTCATCGCTCTGCAACGGTAAGAGTCTTTACGTGCGTGAGTGCGAAGTGTGCGTCAATAACGTCGTCAAGCGGGCGATGGTCATCATGTCTGACCCTTACTGATTCATGCCTTGCTCAACTTCATCGGGGCTTCCCTTGTTCGGTTGCTGTGGGAGTCAATACTTCGGGAAGATGCGTTACACGATGTCTTGGAGCCGTCTTTGGGATGGGGCGCTCCCGCCTTTCGCGGAATTTTATGGGTGCGTGCATGGATGCTTGATGGGCAAGCCGTATGAAAACGGTTACGTGCGCTACCAATATGACTCAGTTGATTACGATGCAGGTCACGCCGGGAACCCGGTGGATGACTGTTGCCCGGTGTTACAGCCGCAATTCCCAGTCGGAATCTGGAGACCTGAATCGTTTATCAGGCGGTCGAGGGATTACACCGACGGGATGCCCTATTTCGTCGATCCGTTGCTAATGATTGGGCGGGGCTGCGACGTGGCAAAGTCGCGCATCGAGAATACCCTCAACACTCCGTATGTTCTGTGGAGATGGAGGGAACGCATTTTCCCCGGCCCCCAACCGTCAACCAAGGAACACATTTCATGCCGGATAACTTCTGAGTCCATCATCACGATTGAACCGACGCTATTGGATTCAGTATTTCCAACCACGCCAAAGGGGACGAATGAAACGGAGATAATATGGGAGCAGCTTTACACACTGGCCGAAGCTGCCGGACTCCCAGCACCATTTCCGCAATCTTGCCTCGCCCCATGATACGCATCCCCCGCCATCACCTTGAAGAGCGAGCGCGGCAACGTCCGCTCGGGTATTTCGAGGACGTTGAATCCGCTGGTGTGTGGTCGGAGGATGGCAAGGAACTGCTGTTGGAAGTGCCGGTGTGGGAGCGGTTGTGCGCGAAGTATCAGAACACGCAAGCGGAGCAACGGCGTCCGGGGTTGGTGGAGATGATTTCACACTTCGGTTCTGCCGTCGCCGCTTGGGCAGCGGAAGGCTTCCCGGTGGTGACCGCCGTCCAGTTCCATCAGCGGCTGGAAGTCTGCCGAGGTTGCGAGCATTGGATGAACGCGGTCATCCCGCATTGCACAGTTTGTTCGTGCTCCAAGCTCAAGCACTGGCTCTCGACTGAAAAATGTCCAAAAGGAAAGTGGTGACCATGAAATCTCTCTATTGTCTCGCCATTGCCGTCCTGCTGGCTGGCTGCATTGCCCCGAGGGGCGTCCCGCCGGTCTATGCCACGCCGAACCTCGACCGCGTGGACGGGCGCGTGTGGCGTTGCGGCCAGCCGTCTGCGCTTGGGTTGGAGTTCCTGCACTCGCAAGGCGTCCGCACGGTCATTGACCTGCGGGATGATGGCGGCTGGCCGGGCGAGCGCGAGGCGTGCGAACGGTTGGGGATGGTTTATACGAACGTCCCGATGAGCGGCGTTGCAGCACCTTCAAAGGCTGAAGTGTGGCGCGTCCTGCAGATCATCCGCTCTTCGCAAGGTGCTGTGGCTGTTCACTGCCAGCACGGTTGCGACAGGACCGGAGTCGTCAATGCTTGCTACCGGATTGACGGCGGTTGGTCCTCGAGCGCCGCGGTGAAAGAGGCGGAACGCTATGGGCTTTCTTCTTGGTTGCCGTCGTTCAAGCGGTTCATCGAACGCTGGCCTTGATTTTTTTCCGTGGGTTGGTTGATGGGGTGCTGGCCGGGCGGGTTGGTTACCTGCCCGGCCTTTTTGTTCAACCAAGGGAACAGCGTTCCATGCTTCTTGATGGTGCAATCATCACACAGCCCGTCAATCAGGCAGCGGTTGCGACCGCAATTATTGCAGGTCATTCCGATTCCTTTCTCTTCGGCGCATACCCTGGATGCCCGGCGTAACTCGCCATCAGTTTCTTGTCAATCATCGCGTTCAGCCGGTCAATCGCGGCGTTGAGTTCTGCAATCTTCTTGCGGCATTCACCGCAAGCGTGGCAGTCGTCTTTGGTGTGGGGACATTTTCTTGCGCTCATAGTTTTCCTTTCATGGCGTCATCAGATGAAGCCGGTTGTCGATTGCGTCCTTCATGTCTTGCGGGATGGTTGCGACAGGAATGCTGCGTGACAAGTCGCCGTGAAAGAAAACCTCCGTTGACTCCAAGACGAAGCGATTGGTTTTTCCTTTCCAAACAACGGTGGCCACGGTGTTGGTGACGCGAGCGCCGATTTGATTTTGGGTGTCCACACGGTTAACGGCGTAAACGACGCTGGATGGGTCGCTTACTGGCTTGGTGATGCTCACAGTCATCCAGTTGGTGGTGACGACGAGCGTGATGGTTGCGAGTATGTTTGTCATGGCAGTTTGTAGAATCGGAAGGCATCGCTTCCGGGATTGATGAGGATGAGTTTCTCAGCTTTCATTTTACCTTCTTGATTGCCGCCAGAGCGGTCTTGATTTGTTCCACGTTGCCGGTCATCAGGGCGAAGCCAGCTTTTTTCAACTCGTTCTCGATGCGCGTGAATCCCAATTCACAGAACAGCACCAGCCCTTCATTGTTCGCTTCCGCAATCGCTTTCCTCCGCTCTTCAATGAGCCGGTGGCAGCGGTTGATTTCCAGCGAGAGCGCAGCGCCAGCGTCACGCGGAGGGGCGGCATGGATTTCAAGTAGTTCTCTCATCGTCATTCGTTCCTTTCTTGGTTGGTGGTTTACCGTCGAAATTTCGCAGATTTAGCTGACTCGATTTTGAACTCCAAACCGTTGACGTAACCGTCGAGATTGCGAATCGGATTCCCGTAGCGGTCTCGAAACTGGAAAGCTTTCAACTCCTCGAAAAGCTGCGGCTTATGGTTGATGATGTTGACGCACCCCTGAGATTCCACGGCATCATTGACCTGCTGCCGGGTGTAGCGAATTACAGGCGGAACAAAATGACGCTTCGCTTTTGAAGGCAGGGAATCTTCGATTGAAGTCTTCGGAATTTCCGAAAGGTTGGAATTCAAAGCCGCGGCATCGGGCTTGCCCGTCTCTTTAGTCTTTTTGCTCAAATCTTTTTTGCTACCCTCCGTATTGCTATCCTCATTCTTACTAAGCGTAGCGGTTTCCGTCATCACGGTTTCCGTCATGGCGGTTTCCGCAATGACGGCGAATTCAGGCCAATCGCAGAATCTCCACACGCCCGGCTCGCCGACGTGGGCCGGGCGGGCGTAGTGGGCATACCCGGTCATCCGAAGCTCCTTCAGGGCGGAACGGATGGATGCTTCCCCGTTGTTGCAACGCTTGGCAACGTCCGCCACGCGCAGCTTCCATCCGTCGGGCTTGCTGAGCATGTAAAGGAGTAGTCCCTTGGCAGCGAGCGAAAGGGATGAATCGTTTGTCATGTCGTGAGGAATCATCGTGAAGCCGTCGCCTTTGCGTTCGCCGACGGTGTGGCGGATTGTTCCTTCGACGCGGTTGGTTTTGTTCATGGATTTCCTTTCAATGATGTGGAGTTTGTAAACAGGTAGACGGAAAAAAACCGGAGCGACTTTCGCCACTCCGGTCTTCGATTGCCCGCTTCTGTTGGACCACCGAGAGAAGTCGGTGTGGAGGATGGCACGAAGCCTCTCCGCAGCGCGGGAACCTAAATTCGATGTTGTGAATTTTGTTCTGCATGACTTCTCTTTCGCCCGGTCCAACAGGCGGAACTGTGGGAATTAAAAGCCTGCCCGCTCAGAAAAGAAAAGCCTTTTCTTCGGAAAAGTTCAGCAGCACGCCCGGCAGCGAGCGGTTAAATAGTGCGCTGGCCGCGAAGTTTCGACGTAAAAACAGGGTGAAAAATCGGTGTGCGGAAGAAAAATCGCTCTCCGTAAAGCTTTGGAATTGAAAGCGTTTGCGCTTGAACGGCCCAATTGCAGAAAAAAGATGTTTACATTTCTTAAAACTTTCGTAAATTGATTGCGTTCGCCGGGGAGGGCGAACCGAGGGCCAGAAGCGAAAGTGGGCCGGAACGCGAACCGAAAGCCGGGTGGTAGAGCGAAGATTGCGGGTAGTTTGGACCGCGCCGGAGAGACCGAAGAAAAACCGGGAGCCGATAGCGGAAACGCGAAAGGCGGACGCCGAAAAGTCACGGGCGAAGCTCGAAAGCGGGAAGCGCACTAGAGCACGCAAGGCCAGTAGCGGTGAAAGACCGCTCAATCGAGAGCAGATGACTCTCAGGCCGGGACCAGCCGACAACCTCGAAAGAGGCCGGTGCCGCTGATAAGCGGGTCAGGAATCCAAATGCCAAGCGGTCTAAAGCAGGTCATTCAATCACACGAATGGATGAGCGGTGACAACCCCGTGAAAATGCTGAGTCAGACAAAGGAATCGAAAAGATGAAAACTACTATTACGAAAACCGGCATGGGGACGTTCAGCGTGACGACTGACACGTTGATGAGCGACGGGACGTATGACGGAGACGGATTTATGCGGTTGGATGGAAATCTCCTCCGCTCAATCGAGCGCAAAGGACTCATCAGGATTGGCGGCTTGAAGAAAATCACCCTTGGCCCGAAGTCGCTCGCTCTCGTTTCATCCATGATTATCGGTGAATCAATCACAGTGAGTTGAGGAACAAACGATGAATGCAACAATCCCCATCCCAGACCTCCGCGACGACCTTGAAGACCTCGCGGAAGAGTTCGCCATCGCAGTCAACCGCGTCCGCCACGCCGTCAAACGCGACGAGCAGCGGGCGCACAGCGCACGGAAGGAGCGTAAGCATGAAGACGAGAACTAATGCTGAGTTGAGCCGGTTCGTCGGCCAAGCCTTGCGCTCTGCCATCAATCAGGGTGCATGGTTCATGGTTGGTTACATCCGCGCACAGCGGAAGATGATGCTAACTGACGGCACGCTGTCGCTTCGCGCTTATGTGCAAGGCTGGAAGATTGCCAAGTGGTGAGACTGTTCCCGTCTGCCTCGTCAGCAATGGCGCGGCAGCGGGGAGCAATCACGCTCCAAAGAAAAGGAACAAGATGAAACCTCACAATCATACAATCGAAAATTCGGCACTCGCTTGTCGCGCAACATCGGCAGCGCATTCAGCGCATCCCGCTAAACGAAATTGGCTGACGGCGCGTGCGCGGACAAAGGCTCATCAACTCGGAGATGTGGGCGTTGACTCATTCGAGTATCGCGGCAGCTACAAAGGATATAAAGGCAGCAACTACATCCCGGTCTATACCTCATTCCTGCGCATCGAGAATCGCTTTCAAGCGACATACACCTACGGGTTTGCCGGAGAATTGAAAACGCGCAACCTTCGCGCTCCTGCGGGGACGGAGTGGGACCATGACGGGTCAATTATCACGTCCGACCTGCGGGTTGAGTATCATCCGACAAGCGATGATTTACTTGCCCGCGATTTTGTTGCCCGCGTCAAACGCGCTCTGGCCGAGGCGCGGAAGCATCGCGCAGAAGTGGACGCTCGCATGCGCGAGAATGAATTGGAGCAACGTCGCTACGACGAGCAATCGGACAACGCGATGGTGACTCTCGCGGATTCGCGTCGGGCTGGTAATTGCGTTGAGGGATCGCTGAGGTTCGCAGAGCTGAAGTTGCGCGTTGATCGCGAGACGGTGTTGAATGCAGCGCATCTTTTCGCTGTGCCTGCCTGCCGGTTGCGCTCAGTCGCGAACGGAGAGCGGATGCTGGTTGAGCGTGCTGTGCGTTGTGCATGGGAGCGCGAGACAGCGGTGCAAATTTAGGACGAAACCGGGCACGCTGCCCGGTCCAGCCGTTATGCGGCTGCTGACGAGTCCGTCAGAACATAAACAATGAAAGGGAAAACAAGATGAACCTCATGGAAGCCTCAACTCAGTGGATGAACCGTCCTGCCGACCAGCGTTTTGAAACGCTGACAGCTTTGCGCGACGCGGTTCACGGTCGTCGTCTCCGCAGCAAATCGGAAGACCTCCGCATCGAAGACTTGCGTGTGGAAGCGCCGGAAGCTGGCGGGCTGGTACTGAACCACAAGATCCAGCCGTCCGCCCCGACGCACTACGCCTTCGGGCAACTCGCCACCGTCGCCGGTGCGCCTGCTGGTTATCTCCGCACCTTGCCCGCGCCTCTCGCTGCCCAGTGCATTAACACCAGCTTGGAACGCCGTCGCACGGTGGACAACAAGGAAGCGTTCAAGGTGATGACCATCCGCAACGACGAGGGCGACATCAACACGCTCCAAGCGGTCACCAGCACTACCTACGGGCGCATCTGGGACGCGGATTGCGTGGACGCAGTGGGACGCATCGTCGAGCAGAGCAACGGGCGGTTCTTTAACCCGCTTGATTGGTCCCGCAAGCCGTCCGGTCTTTACGCCAGCGACCATGACGTTTTCATGTTCATGATTGATGGCGGGAGCATGGTGGACGGCGGCAGCGAGCGCGACCAGATGAACCGGGGATTCATCGTTTGGAACTCGGAAGTCGGAGCGCGGACGTTCGGGTTGATGACGTTCTTGTTCCGAGTCTGCTGTGGAAACCACATTGTCTATGATGCCAAGGACGTGACGAAGTTGGTTGTGCGCCATACCTCGGGCGGTCCTGCCCGGTTCGACCGTGACGCGATGCCCGCGTTGCTCGATTACGTCAACGCCTCTGCCAAGCCCGTCGAGGACGCGGTGAAGCGCCTCAAGGGTATCCGGTTGGATTGGGTGAGCAAGAAGGGCGATGACTTCGAGAACGGCATTGGCCAGTTCGCCAAGGCCAACGGGTTCACTCGCGGCGAAGTGCGTGAGGCAATTCAGTTCGCCCGCAGCGAAGAGGGGCAATGCGATAGCGTTTGGGACATGGTGAACGGTTTCACCGCATCGGCTCGCGCCCTTGAATACATGGACGCGAGGATTGATTTGGAGAAGCGGGCGGGCAAGCTGATGAGCCTCGCTTCCTAGACAACCTTGACGCCGCGCTGATGAGCGGCTAAACAACTTTGGCGCACACGGTCGGGCTACTGCCACTCTGCAATGGTCCGCAGGTTTCATCTCCTGCTTCCTCCGTGTGCGCCTTTTTAATTTTCTATGCGGAACAACACAACGAACAATGCGGCGAGGATGACTTGCTGTGTTTTCTCGACGATTGCATCGCGTGTTCGCTGGAGCGAAGTGCGCGATTGGATGCCGCAATCTTGGAGGGTTGAACTTCCGCAATCGGATTACCCAAGGGTGGACGAGAATATCACAATCAACGGTTCGTGCGGTCCTCATCCAGACGAGATTTTGATGGATAAAGAAGCCGGGTATTTGGGCGCGTATATGTTCGCCAATCAGGATGATGATTCAATCAATGCGGCTCTTTTGGACATTGCAAAGATGAACGGACAGGCGGCGGATTTTCATGATAAGCGCGTAGCTCTCGGATTAGAAAAACGGCGGCAGCGATTGCGAAATCTGAAAATCTCAGAAACAATGGCAAAACTGCTAGAATCACGTAAACCGAAAGTTGTGCAATTTGGACAGGAGTCAAGAGATTGTTTTAACGAATTATGAGCTTCCAATCAAAGAAAGATGCCGCACTCCGCGACTTGGTGTGCGACGACCAGATGACCTATGAGACGCTGCTTAGCGCTGGCGCAACCAGCCAGCAGGCGCACCGGCTGCTTGACGAGCAGAGCGATGAGACGCGCAAGCTGGTAGAGATGCGGCGGGAGAAAGCGGAGTGAACAATTTGAGCGCGTGGCGGAATGTAAAGACGCTGTGTAGCAGCCTAATCAACTGCGCTGGTATTGATAATACTTGCAGGTTCAAATCCTGCCGCGCTCATTCAATTTCTGAGCTAGTCGCACGCTCTAAAACTGCGACCCCTTCGGCACCGTTCCGCACCGGGGAGTGAACGGGCAACAAACCTCAACCAAGAAAGCAACGACAGCATGAACGAACAGACGACACCCACGACACCCGCGCCTGAACCGAAGCAGAAGAAGCAGCGCAAACCAAAGGCAACCACGCCGCGCAAGCCGCGCACGGTTGACCCGGCCATCGCCGCCATCAACGCGGAGGCGGCAGCGAAGCGCAAGGCGCACAAGCAATCGATCGCAGCTGGGAAGGTTTATAATCGCATCTTGAAGTGGTGCGAGAAGCTGACGCCGCAATACAAGCAGATGCTTTATGATGCGGTGAGCGCAATGGAAGTGAACGAAGTGAAATAGCAGTCAACCTCAACTAACCAAGAAAGGGACAGCAGCAATGAAGTGGAAAGAAACAACGCAGCATGAGAACCCCGAACCCGGCACGCACGTTGCCCGATGCATCGGACTCATCGACATGGGCACTCAGCCGGTTAGCTGGCAGGGGCAAACGAAATATCAACGGAAAGTTCTCATCACGTGGGAACTGCCGGAACACCTGATGAACGGCGAGTTCAAACCCGAGTGCAAGGGTAAGCCGTTTGCCGTCAGTCGCCGGTTCACGCAATCGCTCGCCGGCCAGAGCGCTCTCAAAGCCACGCTGGAAAGCTGGCGCGGCAAGAAGTTCAGCAAGGAGGATTTGAGCGGGTTCGACCCGAAATCCATCCTTGGAAAGCCTTGCCTCCTGACGCTCATTGAAAGTGAGGACGGCGCGTATATCAACATCGACAGCGTGGCACCGCTGCCTAAGACGATGAAGTGTCCTCCGCAAGTCAACGCGTCCAAGTATTTCTCGCTTGAACTGGAGGAGTTCGACGGGAAGGTGCTGGAGTCGTTCAGCGACGGACTGAAGGAGAAGATCAAGGCGACACCCGAGTTCCGCGCCATCATGGCACCGCCCGAACCGGACGCGGACGAGATGCCCGAGGAATCTGGAGATTCGCCGGTCGATAGTGACCGAGAACCGTTCTGATCGAGTGACGGTTAATTTGCCCGCCGCGTGCGGCCAGCCTGCTCTTATCGTAGCGGAAGGAGCGGGCGAGGTGCGAGCGGCGGGCTTTTCCAACAGGAAGCAAATGAACAACGCAATCACGTATCATATAATCGCGGTGGGGTTTTATCTAGTGGTTCAAGGCATTGCTTTACTCGCTTCGACGCGAAACAACAAAAAGGAGTTTGATCCCGCAAAATCAATAACCAGCAACGACTTGCTGTCAATCGTCATGGTGCTGTCCCTCATCGGATTCACTATCATCACTGGATTGTGTGTTTACGGAGCACTCAACCCGAAATAATTATGAGCACGATGAAGCAGTTGATAAAAGCCTCGCCATTAATGGTCGAACCGGTGATCGACGAGTTGCCGATAGCAGAGCGGGACGGGCTGGTTGCCCTCGCGGCAAGCCTCCCGCTCCCCACGGACGCGGCGACCGCTGCCGAGTGTAGCAACGTGGGCGGAATGATACAGAAGCGCATTAAGGACGTTGAGGCGATGGAGGCGGAGATACGCGAGCCGGTCAATGCGTGGCTGAAGAAGTTGCGGACGGTGCGCGATGGTTTTCTCGCTCCGTTGGTGGCGCAGAAAACGCGGCTGGCGGAAGGCTACGCCGCGTTCCAAGCGAGCGAGCGGGCGAGAGTGGCGGCAGAGCTTGCAGCTCGCCAGAAGGCGATTGACGAGGCGGCAGCGGCACTCAGGGTGGAACAGGTTGCGCTCGCTGCCAAGGTGGACACGATGACCACGGAAGCGGATTTGCAGAAAGCTCTGGACGCGGAAGCGCAGAGCAAAGCGGCAGAGCAGGACTTGCGTGACGCCGTGTTGTTCAAGCCGTCCATGACCAAGGCAGGCGGGGCGGTGAGCGGTCAAACCGTCTGCTTTGAAGTGACTGATATCGTGGCGCTTTACCGTGCGACAGCGAACGAGCAAGGGCAGTCGTGGGCGGTGAAGCTGGAAGAGAACCGCGCTGGTATCAAAGCGAGCATCACGAAAGACACGAAGCTGCCCGGTCTGCGCGTGTGGACCGAAGAGAAAGCGACGTTCAGGAGTCGGTGATATATTTGAGTGCATTAGCAGCAATGACTAAAGCGTCTCCGTTGAAATCGTGTGGCAATGCCATCAAGCCCGCGTTAAAGGTGGTTGAGACTCCGGGGCAGGTTCGGATCTGTTCTCAACAAGTTCAACGGGTAGCGTTCCGCGAATCCTGATGCACTCTTTAATTTCGGGCGCGTAAAGGTATCGACTTGGAAACAGAAACAGCAAACGCACGTCGAGGAAGGATGTTGGCCTCGTTAAATCCACATCCAAAACGGAAACGACAAAATCGTTCCTGTGGACTTCGCTCAGCGCGAAGTTGCCTTCGCGGTTTAATCCGCGAACCGTTCACCCGGCAGATGCTCGCTAGCCGGTGCGAACGTCGCAGCGAGCAAATCGCAGCGTCATCAGTGCGTTATCTGGTGGCTGGTGGAGGGCGAAGCAGTTCGCCCCTAATAAACGTGTGCATCGGTTGCTGTGAAGTTTCCAAGGACGCGGGTTCGATTCCCGCCGCGTCCAATCTCTTGACTTGTCCACACAAGTCCACTAGGGTCAAGCATGGCTCAAAAACAATGCTCGGAATGTGGCAGGAAATTCAATCCGTCATCAAGACATCTGAAGTGTCCAAAGTGTAGGAGAATTGCGGAAAAAAACGCATGCCCTAAATGCGGAGGATTAAAAAGACCTTCTTCTTCGGTTTGTGATGCCTGCACTGACAGGACTGGCCTTAATAACGGAAACTGGAAAGGAGGAGTGGCGTGGCATCGTAAAGGGTATGTCATGTGTAGGGTTGAAAAACATCCCAGCGGAAGGAAGTATTTTTTCGAGCATGTTCTAGTTATGGAGAAAGCACTAGGCAGATTCCTTTGCGCTGGAGAAAATGTTCATCACAAAAACGGTATTCGTGATGACAATCGAATCGAAAACTTAGAGCTTTGGTGTAAACCTCATCCAACTGGAATTCGAGTAACAGATGCTCTGATTTGGGCTAAAAGCATTTTGGAGCGGTATGGATAATTCCCGCCGCGTCCACCAATTCAGGCGAGACAGAAATTGCCTTTGCAGAGAGCGAAGGACAAGCAATCTGCAACTGCTGTCCGCCTGTCCATTTTCTCCCCCGGCATGGCACTTGCCGCTGTCATCGTGACAGAGCAGCGTCAAACTGTAGGGGAGATTCAATTTTAGAGTCAGCCATGCGAGTAGCTTATCAGGTGAAAGCAAAGGAACATTTCTCGCCAAGGGATAGCGACAGAGTAAATCCTAGCTGACCATGTTCTCTGTCGTGATAATTTATCGGGCGGTCATTGAGGGTGAAATCAAATGGTGCGATTGACCTTGCATTCAAGGCCACTTCAGACGATTTCAAGCGACCTGAGCCGTCCGACCATTTTCTCATCCACCAATCCGCAGGATCGGAAAGCCTGCGCATGTTGAGGTAATCGACACAATTAACTTAACCCGGTGGATGAGGATTTAATTTGCCCGTGCCTGTGCTGGCTGAGTTCGATAAGTCGCTAGTCGACGCGGACGAAGCGCGAGAGAGCAACATCCTGCCGGACAGGGGCCGGACTCTCGCGGCGGGCAATTAAATTCAACGAAAGGAACAAACGATGAAATTCAACGTAACGATTGAAGTGGAAAATGGCACAACCGCTGATTGGTTGGCGAGCTATCTTGAGCAGTGGGCGATGTGCAAAGTTGTCGCAATCGAGCAAGAATCTGACTTCGCCTTGCAAGGTGAGCTCGTGAAGCGTTGGGCACCCAAGGCGACCAAGCCGAAAGGCCCATCGCTCTACGATGAAGCGAAGGAAGTTGGCAAAGCATGGAATGCCAGCGGCAAACTCTCGCCGTGCGTGGAGTTCGATGCCACGCGGTTGCGCTCGCTCAAATCACGGCTGCAATCGGACTTCTTCAAAGCGCATTGGCGCGAGGCGATTGCGCGACTTGAACGGAGCGACTTCGCGGTTGGCCAGAATGACCAGCAATGGAAAGCGAACGTCGATTGGTTCCTCAGACCGGGCAACGTCGAGCGCGTGATGGAAGGGCGGTATGATAATCGCGGAGGACAATTTGACCGTTCGCGGGTTCAACTCTTCCGCGACAACCTCAAGCAACTCCGCGCCGAGTCTGACAAGCTGCGGGAGGACATGAAATACGGCGCTTCTGAGCAGCAAAAAGAGAGGCAGCGAACACTCAAGAACGACATCAGTGTTTGTGAATTGAAGCTGATGCAGATGGGAGAGAAAGTATGACACCAGAAAAACAACGGATAGCGATTTACAAGCTATTCATTGATGCTATGCTCTTGAAATGAATAATAGATCATCACAGATACATGAGCGGTTTTGGAGCATGGTTGAGGTTAAAGAAAGCCTGCGCTGCTGGCTGTGGCGCGGTGCAAAAGATGAAAACGGATACGGTCAATTCCGAATAGACGGGAAAACAATTCGAGCACCTAGGGTGGCTTTTTTTCTGCGAAACGGAATCTGGCCAGACCAAGCCTGCCACTCATGCGACAATCCTGCGTGTTGCAATCCCGGTCACATATTCAGCGGAACCAGAAGCGATAACATGATGGATATGGTGAAAAAAGGAAGATGCAAACCCGATAGAGGGGAAGCTCATGGCAGGGCTGTGCTTACAGATACCAAAGTTGTTGCGATGAGAAATATGTATAAAAACGGAATCACATCGCTAACTGAAATTGCGGAGCATTTTGGATGCTCATTTTCAACCGCTCAGAGAGTAATAAACCGAACAAACTGGAAACATATATGAAACCTGAATTACAACGCATCAAAATAGCGGAGGCGTGTGGGTGGAAAAACTGCTTCCTTGATGCAACCAAAACCCCATTCGGACGCGAACCAAATTCGCCATACGTGCGAATGCTTCCTGACTACCTCTCCGACCTAAACGCGATGCACGAAGCGGAGAAGGTGCTGGATGCAAGCCAACGAAACAGATACGCCGCTGAACTTGGGCGGTCTTACGATGGGTCATTCCAGCATGTCACCGCCACCGCCTCACAACGTGCCGAAGCCTTCCTGCGAACGCTTGGAAAATGGGAGGAAGGAACATGAGCAAATTCGACATCAACGCAATCAAAGGGCTTCTCAGTTTCATCGTGTTCAACCAGCAGACAAGCGTTTGGGTTCACTATTTTTTCGGCGCAATGGTAATCATGCACGCGATCTCTGCGGTGGTGATTTTGTGGATTGGAGAACGAAAATGAGCGACCCACGATTTCCATCCTTCCCCGAACTGCGGACAGCCGATGAAACGGTTGATCCGCGAGTCAAGCACTGCCCGTTCTGCGGGACAGCGGCAAAAGTTGTTTCGCCAATCTGCCGTTGGGACGTGGCGAAGGTGGAGTGTCTCCAATGCGGGGCGACGATTGCTTGCGCCGTGGTGGAGTGTGCGATTGAGAATTGGAACAGGAGAAAGGAACAAAATGAGCAAAGTGAAAAATGACGGCGGTTCAGCATTTCCGTTGCAGGCGGCGATTCAAGGCAATTTGTATTTTGACCGAGAATTAGGCATGTCTCTGCGTGCTTGGTTCGCGGGGATGGCGTTGAGTGGGTTCATGGCTAACAAGACGCATGCGACAACATTCGCGACAAGGGATGATGTTCAATACTGTTGTGCTATTGCTGACGCCATGATTGAAGAACTCGAAAAAGGAAAACCAAATGCCGAAACGAATCCACCATCTTGACCGCCTTCCGCCGCATTCGCACGAAGCAGAGCAGGGAGTTCTCGGGTGCCTGTTGCTCGACTCGCGAGAGAATATGCCGTTGTGCGTGACGGAACTGCCGGGAGGCTCGGAAGCGTTCTACGACCTAAGACACCGCACCATCTACGAAGCTATCACTTCGATGAGCGAGGACGGGAAGCAAGTGGATTTGATTGCGCTTGTTCAAAAGCTGCGGGACGCGAAGCAACTGGATTCAGTCGGTGGGCTTGCCTACTTGTCCAGTCTCACAGACGCTGTGCCGTGCGCCACGCATATCAGCTATTATCTCGGAATCCTCAAAGAGAAAGCATCGTTACGCCGGTTGATAACGATTTGCACTGAATACGTCAGCAAGGCATTCGAGACGACAGAGCCAGCGCACAAGCTTGTTGAGGATTTCGAGCGGGACGCTCTCGCTGTCCGTGTTCATTCAGGAAAGGACGGCAGTGAGTTCTCCGTGTTGTTGAACAAGGCGGCAGCGAAGCTGGAAGAGTCAGCGGCAAAGGACGGCATCCTTGGAATCACCACCGGCTACCTTGACCTCGACGATGCGACGGACGGGTTGCAGGGTGGCGAGATGATTGTCATTGCTGCCCGCCCGTCGCAGGGTAAAACCTCGCTTGCGATGAACATTGCAGAGAACGCTGCTAAGGCCGGTCATCCTGTCGGCGTGTTCAGCTTGGAGATGAGTGATGAGAGCTTGACCATGCGGATGCTGCTGTCCCGCGCCAAGACCTCGCTGCGGGCTGTCAGACGCATGAATCCGGAAGAGAAAGCGGAAGTCAGCTTCGCTATTGCTAACGCGCACGGCAGCTTGAGTTGGTTGCCGATTCATATCGTCGATTGTCCCGGTGCGACGATTGGAAAGCTGCAAGCTCTGGCACGCCGATTGAAGCAGCAGAAAGGAATTCACCTACTCGTCATCGACTACCTGCAACTCGTTCAAGGCAGTCAACGGCGGGATTCGTTGCGAGAGACGGTCACGGACATCAGCAACGGGGTGAAGCGCATCGCCCGCGAATTGAACATCCCGGTCATCGTCTTGAGCCAGTTGAGCCGGGACGTTGAACAGCGTAAGGGTAAGCCGCGTTTATCAGACCTCCGCGAGTCGGGGGCGATTGAGCAGGACGCGGATGAGGTTTGGTTCATCCACTTCCCCGACGACGATGAGTGTGAACCGCAACGGCGCTGCGAGTTGTTGAGGGCGAAGGCGCGGAACGGAGCAGTTGGCAAGATTGAAATGGTGTTTTTGAAGAAGTGGACTCGATTCGAGAGTGCGGCGAAAATCGAGGACAAAGACATGCCGCAGAACGAACATTGAATTGCAGTTAAACCATCAACCAAAGAAAGGGAATGAAGTGAGCAAACTCGAAAGACAAAACCGGCAGATCATTGAAACCATCGCCGCACAGGTTCAAATGCTGACGGAGCGGCACATTGTTGATATCAACACGCAGAGCGCGGCGAACTTCGACAAAGGGAGCGTGACGTTTACCGCTATCATCGACCGCAGCGTCAAGCCCGCTGTCATTAAGGTTAAGTTCAAGATTGCGCCGACGACGGTTAAGGACAGCACCGACTGCGAGCTTGAGGATGACACGCAGCCGACGCTCGGGCTGGACAAGCCGGAGGACGGCGAGGCTCCCAAGGTTGAGTCCGCTGATGAGAGCAAGACGCGAAAGAAGAAAGGAGCGCAACCGGCATGAGTATGAAAACATCAAATTACTGTCTCGGTTGCTATAACGACCGATACAACCACCCCGGCACTTGCGAGAGACCCGGAGTTGATGCGCCGGTAACATCCAAGAATTGCTGGTCTTTGGCATCGGCAGAATTGGTGACACGTTATGAAATCAGCACAAGCTGTCCGATGAATATTCGCAGCGCCTATCGGAAGGTTAAAGTCCCAAGTTGTTACCGAAAATCGGGCTATGCTTACTGCAAAGAGCTTCCACCAAAGGAAACGGCCAGAAAGGGGGCGGCATGAGTATGTTGGCTGTGTTCATCGCGGCGTTCACGTTCGCGTGGGCGATGACAATCTTGGCAGCGCGTGCGGAACATAATCGCTTTAACGGCATCGGTTCGCATATCGCGCAGTTCAATCGTCCGCAGAGGTTCTACCGGGTGCCTCGCGGAGATAAACGAAACCCGTTCAGTCAACCATCAACGAAAGGCAGACAGTGAAACATTGGAAAACGACAATCATGGCAGTCGCGCTGATTGGCGCGGCATTCTTCGTCCTGACGGCGTGCAAGACCACGCCGCAGACACCGGAACAGCAGGCAGTGACGATGAGCAACATCGTGCGCGTCGCAGAGATCACAAAGGTGACCGTGCGGGCTGGCGTGATTGCCGACATCATCGCCAACCCGCAACACGCTGAACTCATCAGAAAAAGCGTCGAAGCGTTGAACACCGGCATCGAGTCTGGAAGCCTAACTGGCGGGCAGGTTGCCGGCATCGTGGCCGCGCTCCCGATCGACAAGAAGATCGTCCAGACCGTGAGCGGTGCGATGCTGGTTTACGACTCGTTGACCTTGCTGTTTTACAGCCCAGTCACTCAAGCCGGAACGCTGGTAATTGCGAAAGCGATCGCAGACGGCGCAATGGAAGGCTTGAACGCGGTGGCTTACCACTCGAAGGACGCTGCGGCATCGGTGCGGGTGAAGAAAGCGCCAACAGTCGTTCCTGCCCCGACATCGGCGAACACGCGGGGATTCTGACGCATGAGCAAGCAATCAGAAGCCAAAGCGAGGCAGGGATACGTCAGCAAAGCTGTTCTGCAAGTCTGTAGGAATTGTGCTTCATTCAAGTTCGATAGTGGATTTCACAACGAAGACCTGCATGGAAAGAGGTTTCCAAAGGAGTTTAACCTCCGTTGCGAAATCGGTGGATTTGCTGTGAAGAAAATGGGGACTTGCGACGAGTTCTCTGGAAAATCAAATGAAGAAACCAATCCGACTCAGCCCGAAAGTTGAGCCGATTGAAGGCGAGTTGCTCCGGTTCTACGTTCAGAGCCGGAGCAACCCTTCTCGTAAATACCTCGTTGACTTGGAGAATTTCCATTTCAACGGTCAATGCGGCTGTGAGCATTTCGCGTTCAACCTCGGGCCGAGATTGAGCGCGGGCGCTCCTGCCGGAAACCGCTACCGTTGCGCGCACATCATGGAAGCGCGTGATTGGTTGCTCGATAACAAGATTCTGCCGCAGTTGCGCGACATCGCCAACGCGGACGCCGTGAACAAAACGAAGGAGAAAGTCAGCAAGCTATGGGCAAAGGCAAAATTGTGAACCGAGTCAGCAAACAACGCCGTCCCGCTTTCGACACCTATCGCAAGGAAAGCAAGGCATGGCTCATCTCAAACAGCCAATGCGAGGGATGCCGCAGGAGCAAAGCGACAGAGGTACATCACAAGTTTGGAAGGCTTGGACCGCTTCTGAATTGGAAACCTGGATGGATTGCGCTTTGCAAGAAGTGCCATCAGTTCGCGCACGAACATCCTCAAGCGGCGAGAGAATGTGGACTGCTTGCTCCGTTTGGACAATGGAACAAAACCGAATTAGCGAAAGGTAAAGCATGAGAAGATTATCATGGGACGACTTCGTAAGGCATTTTTGGGAGCGAGTCGCAATCCGAGAATATGGGGAATGTTGGGAGTGGCTAGGAGGATTGCATGGTCACGGAAAGTTAAATCAATACGGGGTTTGCTGGTTCGACGGTAGGCGCTTCAAGTCCCATAGGATGGCTTTTGAGTTGCGTCATGGTTTCAAGATACCGGACGGAATGCTGGTGTGCCATAAGTGCGACAACACGAAATGCGTCAATCCAGCGCATCTATTTCTTGGAACGAACAAAGACAACGCGCAGGACTCAATAAAGAAAGGAAGGGCGCACAGAGAGTTTGGGGAACAGCGATACAACGCCGTTTTGACGGACGATAAGGTAAAAGAAATCAGAGCGCGTTATACGCCTAGGCATCCGTTGAATAGCGGGTTGAGACTTGCGGAAGAGTTTGGAGTGGGAAAGACGATGATATCAGCGATTGTGAATAATCGCAGATGGAAGCATTTGCACCCGCAGGCAGCGCGGGAAGCCGGGTTGTTGTGTCAGGCGGGTGAGTGGAACAAGGTGGATAGGAGTCCGAAGTAGAAAGGAAGAAATGAAAACCATAAAAGAGCAGCATCAGCAATGGTGCGTGCATTACCAGAGGAAAGCGGGATTGCAACGCGGTGAGAAGTGCAAGGCTGGAATCTGTTATGATGAACTTGTAAAGGTGGATGAGCTTGGATTGACCGGAAGCGCATTGCGGTTGCCTTGCATTAAGAGCCATCACGAAGAATCCGAGAGACGTGGCGAACCGCTGATGGAATGCACGCAACTCCGTTGGCCCACTGAGCGGGAAAGCGACGTGCATGAGCGTGAATGGAAGCGGCATTTCGAGCGCATGGAAAAAGCTCTTGGCGCTGTCGCACATATTCGCAAGGAGCAAAAAGGAAAAGACTGGCAGGGCAAAGTGAAATGTCCGGTCTGCGAAAGCGGGGAACTGATGGTGAGGCACTCAGGATTCAACGGTCATATTTGGGCGAAGTGTTCAACGTCTGCGTGCGTTGCATGGATTGAATAAAGGAACCAACGATGAAGATTCTCAAAACCAAAACAGGACGGCATCTCCCGCGAACATGGGAGAAGATTGACGGCACACAAATCTTCGACCCGGACGGCTGGCGCACGGACGGTTGCGCGTGGGGGCGTCCGCTGTCCCGCGATGAATGGGACAAGCTCAAACAGGTCAGCACGCGTAAGATTGGGATTGAACCTGTCCTGCAAATTGACGTGCTGAAGCGGCAATGGTGCGAGAACGCGCTGCCGTGCTTCTACCTGTTCAGCGCATTGCAGGAATTCACCAGTGATGATTTGCATCGTCATGTTCCAACGCAACCAGAGCATCCGAATTGGTGGGGCGTGCTGATGGCAGTAGCGAAACAGCGCGGCTTGATTGAGCCGGTCGGTTACAGGACGAGTGAGCGCAAGTCAGCGAACGGGCGGGTTGTGAGAGTGTGGAGGAGGAAATAATGAAAACGAATCCAATCGGCAGGTTCTTCATCAGACGCGATTCGCTCGCTAATTGGCGTAACGTGCTACCGGCTTTCTCTCAGATGGTGGTGGTCGAAGCCCGCGCCCGGTGGGACTTGGACGCGACGGAATATCTTGCTCTGTCTGATTTGTTTGAGGAAGTGCCAGAGCATACCGTTGCCCCGCTTTACGAATTCGAGTTCACGCGGACTCTGAGCGGGGAGATTCTGACCAAGTGCAAGAAGTCGGACAAACCATACCCCTACTTGTGACCCGCGATGAACTGCTCAAACGATTCCCCAACGCCAGCCCCGCCTTCCTTCGAAACAACGCCAGCGATTGTCCGGTTGTGCGTCAAAGCCCCGCTCCCGTCGTGGAACGCGATTTGTGGAATGGGCCATTGGCAGCGGGCAAAGCTCAAGGAAACGATTCAGGAAAGTTTCTTGTCCGCGTTACGAGCTTCCGCAGACGACTCCTCGACGAGGACAACCTCTGCGAGAAGTATGTGGTTGATTGCTGCCGCTACGCTGGACTCATACCGGGCGATGCGCCGGGAACAACGAAGATTGAAACAAGCCAGCAAAAGGTCAGCAGCAAGGAAGAAGAAAGAACGGAAGTAACAATCGAAAGGATGAAATGAATTACGAACAGTTTATCAATAGCAAGAGTCAGTTGGGCGGAATGAGCGGATTCAAACCGTCATTCATGCCGGATTGCCTGTTTGATTTTCAGAAGGCAATCACTGAATGGGCCGTCATGAAAGGCAAGGCGGCAATTTTTGCGGATTGCGGTCTTGGCAAGACTCTCATGCAGTTAGTGTGGGCTGAGAACGTGGTGCGCGAAACTAACGGGCGCGTGTTGATTCTTGCTCCGTTGGCAGTTGGTCCGCAGACGGAAAAGGAGGCGCACAAGTTCGGCATCGAAGCGAAGCACGTTAGAACAGCCGCATTGCCTGTTGAGAAAATCATCATTACCAACTACGAGAAGCTTCATCTGTTTGATGCGAATGACTTCGTTGGTTGCGTCTGTGATGAGTCATCCATCCTGAAGCATTTCACCGGAGCAACGCAAAAGGAAGTGACCCGCTTCATGCTCAAGCTGAAATACAGGTTGCTCTGCACAGCGACCGCCGCACCGAACGATTACATTGAGCTTGGGACTTCATCTGAGGCTCTTGGCGATATCGGTTATTCGGACATGTTAACCCGATTCTTTCGGCAGACTGATAACAAGCCGCATAGGCGACAGGAGATTAAGGAATGGGTCAACGAGAAGCACGGGAACCATTTCGGCAAGCTGGCATTTCGGGTGAGTCAGCAGATTGGCAATTGGAAACTGAAAGGACACGCGGTTGTTCCTTTTTGGCGTTGGATTGCGACGTGGGCAAAAGCCTGTCGGCGTCCTTCCGATGTTGGTTTCTCCGATGACGGATTCATTCTGCCACCACTCGAAGAGCGGCATTACGTAGTGGAACCAAACAAGCCAGCCGAAGGGCACCTGTTCGTTTTAGATGCGTTCGGTTTGAAAGAAGAGCGCGAGGAGCGTCGGCGCACATTGGATGAGCGTTGCGGGCTGGTGGCGGATTTGGTGAAAGCCCCGGAGCCTGCCGTCATTTGGTGTCAGTTGAATGATGAAGGAAAGAGGCTGGCCAAGATTATCCCCAACAGCCGCGAAGTCTCAGGCGCAACGTCTGATGATGAGAAGGAAGAGATTGTTGAATGGTTTCTTCAGGGTGGCGATAGGAAACTCATCAGCAAAGCCAAGATATTTGGCTTCGGCCTTAACCTTCAGCACTGCTCGCACGTCGTTACATTCGCGACTCATTCATATGAGCAGTATTATCAGAGCATCCGGCGTTGCTGGCGGTTCGGACAGAAGTTGCCTGTCACAGTAGATATCGTCAGCACAACTGGAGAAACTCGGGTGCGTGATAACATGGAACGCAAGGCGCGGGCTATGGATGAAATGTTCACGCAATTGGTTGCCGAAATGAGAAGCGCAACCATGATTAACACGACTACGGACACCCTCAACCCAACGAAACCAGCATGGCTATAAAGAAACAAAACATTACCGACCGATATGCTCTTTACAACGGGGATTGCCTCGAAGTCCTTCCGACTTTGCCGGACAAGAGCATCGACATGTCAATCTATTCGCCTCCGTTTGCCACGGAGCGGGCAGGCTGTCTCTACACGTATTCGTCATCACCGCGTGACTTGTCGAACAGCTTGAATAACGAAGAGTTTTTCACGCATTACAAGTTCGTGGTGGACCAGATTGCGCGACTGACGAAGCCGGGCAGGATGTCTTGCGTGCATTGTATGGACGTGCCGAGCGGTAATTCTGGATTGGACCATCTCTACGATTATCCCGGTGACATCATCCGACTTCATCAGGAGAGCGGATGGGATTTTGCGATGCGTTTCTTTGTCTGGAAAGAGCCGTTGACGGTTCGCAACCGGACCATGACCAAGAGTCTGAGCCATCGCGGCATCACGGAGGATTCAACTCGCTGCTCGAATGCGGTTGCGGATCAGTTGCTAATCTTCCGGCGAAAGGGCAAGAACGAAAAGAAGGTGGCTCATCCGAACGGGCTGACTAGTTACGCGGGAGAACGCGTCATGCCTCGCGATTATAAGGTGTTTGAAGGATGGGACGGGGACCAGAAACAGAACAGATTCTCACACTGGATTTGGCGACAATACGCCTCTGCGTTCTGGGACGACGTGCGGATTGACCGGACATTGCCGCGCATGAAAGAGGATGAGGACGAGCGTCACGTTCACCCGCTGCAACTCGACGTGATAGAACGCGCCTGCGTCCTTTGGAGCAACCCCGGCGAGATTGTCCTGACCCCGTTCATGGGAGTCGGTTCAGAAGCCTATGGAGCGGTCATCAACAAGCGCCGCGCCATCGGCATCGAACTCAAAGAGGCGTATTACAATCAAGCCGTGCGTCATCTTGAAGAGGCAGTGAAGCAAGAGAGCGGGAAGATTGACGAGACCCCGAGTCTGCTATGACCATCCACCACACCATCCACACCGCCATTCTCGCGAACAAAGCGGAAGCGAATATCTACAAGTGGGGGATACAACCGCTGGAAACGCTCGGCCTCGTCGCCTCAGAGGAATGCGGCGAGCTTTGTCAGGCGATGTTGCAGGCGCGGCATGAGGGCGGGGATGCAGACAGAATCCGGCAGGAGGCAATCGACCTCGGGGCGGTCTGCCTGCAAATTCTCGCTCACTTCAAATAACGATAAGCTGAGCCACAGTGCCAGCGAACCAAAAGGAACCGAAAGCAAATGAACCCTGAAATTGAAAAGCCCGGCGCTGTTGGCTCCGGCGATTTGTTGGCCGACTCCCCGACATGGCCGCACGTGCTCGCCTTCGCGAAACGCATGGAAGCCAAGCTCGCGAAGAACCGGCACAAAGGCGACCGCGAAGGCTGGCTGAAAGACCACCCGTGGAATCTGGTCGAGCGAGTCCTCGACGAAACCGTGGAACTCCAACAGTGCTTCACGGCCATCGGAGCGCACACCGTCAACCTGACAAGAACGCCGGAAGAAACCGCCGACGAATGCGCTGATGTGGCGAACTTCTGTATGATGGTGGCCGACAGTGTGATTCAGTCGGCTAACACCGGAACTCAGCGACCCGGCACACCGGACGGGGCGCTTGCAACTGAAACGCGAAAGCCGGGTTCGCATGAAGCGACTTATTATGCCTGAACGAACACAAATTGAAATCGAAGCAGAAATCAAAGCACTCGAAGCGTGCAAGACCTACATCCCGCGACGAACTACCTTCGGAGACGACAACCACAAGAACGTGGACCTGCAAATCGAAGAACTTCGCGACGGAATAGATGACACCGCCGATGAATGGAACGACTACTCGGACGGTGAGCAGTCTTCCATCATGGAGGCCCGCTACTGGAAAGAAGGCGACGAAGACGAATCGCCGTCCTCTGGCTGGGACAACTACAAGCCTGATGCGAAGAAACGCGCAAAGGCATAACACCAAGCGCAGCGAGCCTGCGCCAGAATCTTTATGAGAAAATTCAAGACGCAATCGCAGGCTTCGCTGACGCGCATGGTTAGCGGACATTTGAGCGACCTGCATGGGCTGGTGAAAGACATCACGGTCTATGCAGAACATCCCATGACTAAACGAAGTAGATTCAAAGGCGATTGCACTCCGCGAGGAGTTCAACCCGCCTCGCATCCTTGGAGGCGGGCCGTCTATTATGTTGCCGCCAAGCGCGGGACATACAAGGTCGACGCGGAACGAATCAACAAGCGAATTGACATTTCAGAAAACTTACGGGAAGAAAGGAACCAATGAAAGCAATCACAGAGGCGCTCACTGACCGCGACTTTGCGGAAGTCCGCGAGTGGGTCAAGGGCAGATACGGGGCGGCAGAAGCCTTGCGCTCCGCATTCGAGCAGCGCATCGGCGCACCGTTCCCACGCTACACGATGGACCGCTGGCTCCACGCCGACGAGGACAAGCGCACGCAGCCGCTCTACGGTTCAGGCGTCATCTTCCTCGCTGTGGCCAAGCGGGTGATGGCCGAGTGGGGCAAGGGGGAGATACAGAAACTCATCGCCGCAGCGATGGCTCGCAAGGGCAAGCGCGGAAGACCAAGGAAGGTGGCGCGATGACAATAGCAAAACTGCACAAAGAGCTAGGAAAGCTCATGGCTTCTGGATGGGGTCGAAAGCAAGTCTGTGTGGACAAATCAAAATGCACGCATTCACTGGAATCTGATGGAGTCTGCATTATTCCAATCACGTCTATCGCAATCGAAACGCACGAAATGATGGATGACGATGGAGGATTGAAACAACTCGCTAACGGATGCGTTGCAACACAAACCATGCTCGTCATCAAGGCAGAGTGTTAATGAAATGGTCAACCAGCAACCCAAGAAAACCGAAGGAGCAGAATGACAACAGCCGCATCGTCAAAGACCTCGAAGCCGCAGAGAAAGAAGAAGCAGCCGCAGGACGCCGAATCACCGCCTTCGAGCCCTACCGAAAAGCACTCTGGCGCATCTACACCGCGTCCGCTTTCCGCGCTCCGGCCCAACCCGAAGAATCCGCGCCTTCCGTTCACGGACGCGCAAGCTGACGCCTTCAAGCGTTCGCTCGCGGAGTATGGCGACCTGAGCGGCATCGTGGAGAACAAGCGCACCGGCAATCTGGTGGGCGGGCACAAGCGCGTTCAGCAGTTCCAGCAGGACGAAGCTGCCACCATCGCCTTCACGCATCACCTTGAGGCACCTGACGCGTCAGGCACGCTCGCCTACGGCTATGTGGAGACGGTCGGCACGCGCTTTGCCTATCGCCTCGTTGATTGGCCGGAGAGCAAGGAGAAGGCAATTTGTGGAAGCAATTGCGCAAGGAGTTTTTCATCAAGTCTTATTGGGGTTGTGACATTGCAGGACGTTCAGCTTTGTTCAAACTGGATTCGCAGAGGGTGCTTGCGCAGGTTGGATTCAAGGCGGCAGTAGTGGATCTCGACGCATACGGTTCACCGATGAAGCATTACGTGGCGTTGCTTGAGAACATGCAGTCGGATGTTACCGTGTTTGTCACGATGACGACCACGATTACCAGATGGGGGAAAAGTAAATGGGCGTTCGGCGGGATGGATTCTGAAACGAAAAGAATTCTCGGACTTAAAAAGCTTCCAATCCCACCAACTTTGGCTGCAAAAGCAAATATTTTCTTTGGACAGAATACACTTGGAATTGCTGACAGATTCGGGTTTAATATTGGCGAAGCGATTGAAGCGCAGAACATTGGAAATGCGCGTTATATTGGGCTTCGACTCCTGCGGAATGGCTCCCGTCCCTCCGCGAGTGAATCAACAGAGGGACATCCGGCGTCAACCGGGGGAGCGAAGAAAGAGTGAAACATCATGGCTGAAAAGTCAATCATCGCTTGGACAAACAACACCTTCAATCCGGCAATGGGCTGCGTGAAAGTGTCGGACGGGTGCAAAAATTGCTACGCGGAACGACTCACCCGCGACAGGATGGGGTTGAGTTTGTGGGGAAAGAATGGAGTTCGGCAAATCACAAGCGCATCAAACTGGAAAAAGCCAGCGCAATGGAATCAGGAGGCAGAAGAAACTGGGCAGCGCAAACTGGTGTTTTGCGCATCGCTCTGTGATGTATTTGAGGATCATCCAACCATTGACGGAATGCGTCCGCGTCTTTGGGAAATGATTCGTGAAACTCCGTGGCTTGACTGGCAATTGCTCACCAAACGACCAGAGCGCATCGGAGACCATCTGCCGGAGGATTGGGGCACAGAAGGCTGGCCAAACGTCTGGCTTGGAACCTCGGTTGAGGACATGCGCGTGGCGGTGAGAGCGGATTATTTGCGATACATTCCAGCCACTGTTCGATTCATCAGTTACGAACCAGCACTTGGTCCTCTGGATGATTTGGACCTAACCGGAATTGACTGGGTGATTTACGGCGGTGAATCTGGTCCGGGGTTTCGCAATCACGATTTGTCGTGGCCAAGAGCAATGAACCAGAAGTGTTTGGAATCAGGTGCGGCATTTTTTTTTAAGCAAAGTCCAGCGTATCGCACGGAGATGGGGACAACACTGGACGGTCGCATGGTCCGCATGTTTCCAACTCCACGACTGGAGACTGTTGGGACGAATCGCAGGGAGTTTAATCCTCAGGGCGAAATAATCTTCGCTTGACAGTCAGAACATCATGCGCTTGATTCGCAGCATTGAAGTTTGCCGTCGTCCGGCACCTCAATATGCGAAACTCGCAAACGAATAGAATTCCGCGGCAGACGCTGACAGCCTCGTGCAAGTCAGCGCGGAGTGTTTCGCATATCGCTCTGGACGACTGCAAGCGGACATTCGAGGGACCGGCACCAGCAATGGTGACCGGTCTTTTTCTTTCCGCATTCCGTCATTCGCCCCGAGGCGAGCGGTTTGCTTCAAATCACGCTACCGGCTGCGAGGCCATAGGCTTAACC